AAGGGCAGCTGGATTCCTTTCAAAAAATGGGAGTAGAGAAGCTCGCGGTGATGGCGGAATGGTCCACCGCGGGAGATGATCTCGTCTGCCCTCTCTGCCATCCTCTCGAAGGAGTAGTCTACACGATCGATGAGGCGCGGGGCCTCCTTCCCCGTCATCCGAATTGCCGCTGCGCTTGGATTCCGGCGAATGTCGGGGAAGATCCGAAGCAGGGCCGAGCGATCATTGATCCGAAGACCGGAGAGAAGGACTTCACCGGCCCAGAGATTCGCTCGACCGCAGAAGTTCAAAAGGCTATGAGGGAATCCATCAAAGCCGAGAGGAGGAAAGGTACGATCGCGGAGAAGAGGGCGCAATCCTCATGGAAAGGGGCGGACCTGACGAAGATGAAGAAGAGGCCGGCGGCCTTCGTCAGAGCATCGGGGAGAGGAAGGGTTCCTCTGAAGATTGGCGCCCCAGCTCCGGAGCTATGGAATCACCAACCCACCGCCGTCATTCGATGGATGGGGAAGGAGGGGTGGACTCCTGAAGAGGCAAAGAGGGCTCTCGACGGGATGGGAGTCAAGGTCGAGATGTCGACGATAAAGACTCAACTCGGCGCGGGGAAGAGAGGGATGCGAGGGCCTCCTGCTCCTCTGACTGAAGGGCAGATAGAGATCCTGAAGAAGGCCCGGACGGGATCTCTCACTCCCAAGCCGCCGGTCACTCCTCCTCCTCCTCCGAAGCCTCTCGTCCCTCCGAAAACGATAGGAATTAAGACCGACCCCTCGATGAAGAATAATCCTCTTATGGCTCCCGATGATCCTACGAACATCGGTCCCTTTTTGAAGAGCCATCTTGACAGAGGCTCTCTCTCAACCGCTGACGAGAGACTCATTGCCGATGCGACGATGAACGCAGATTCTTATGTCAATCGGGGTCATATTTGGTCGAATGAGGCTCGGGCTGGTAGAGTCTCTGATCGCATGAAAGCTTTTGATAAGATCATCGACGAGACTGAAGTCAAAGAAGATCTGATCGTCTTTCGTGGAGTGACTGGGAGAACTTTTCGAGAGGGGATGACTATCACTGATGAGGGATATACTTCGACGAGCCTTTATCCTCAAGTCGCAGAGACTTATACTTCGCAGACTCCTTGGGATCTTCCCAATCGGGATCTCTCAAACCCGGCGGTGATGAGAGTTAAGGTTCCCAAGGGAGCTAAGGGAATCTATGTCGAGGATATTGCGAAGAAAGTCAACGGGGAAGCGATGGACGTTCACGAGTTTGTCCTTCCTCGTGGGGCCTCTCTCAAAGTGACGAAGATCACCGATGATTATGCGATGTATGGGAAGAAAGTTTCTCTTATTGATGTGGAAGTAATTCTTCCGAAGAAGCCTCTGCCTGTTACTCCTAAGCCCGTCTCCGTCGCTCCCTCCTTCGCCGATCAGAAGGCCACTTCTCTCGCCCGCTGGATGGGATCAGAGGGATGGTCTTTTGAGGATGCGAGAAAGGCCGCAGATGAGCTCGGTCTCGATATCAAAGACTCGACTCTGCGGACTCAACTCGGGGCTGGGAAGAGAGGGGCCAGAGGAGGCGCCCCGACTCTGACGAAGGAGCAGAGCGATTATCTCAGATCGATAAGAGGCAAGGGGACAATCACTCCGAAGACCGTCACTCCTCCCGTTCAGAAGGTGCCTCTCACGAAAGACCAGCTAATTGGGAAGGAGACTTTCATTGATCATAAGAAATTCTTCGGCCATGAGGCTGACTTGGATTCTCTGGATTTCCTCGACAAAGCCAATCAAAAAGTTTTGGAGCAAGGAGGAGGGGGAGTAGAGACTCTGCAGATCTCCGATCTAATCCCGACTCAATATGATACTGGGGCGGATAAAGTTAAGGCCATTGCCTCTGGTTTTGACGATAAGAAGGCGGTGATTTCAGTCTTTGAAAAAGATGGGAAGTATTATATCTACGATGGACATCACACCGCAGCCGCCGCCAGATATTCCGGAAGATCTGAGGTTCAGGCGAGAGTAGTTCATCTCTCCTCTTCAAAAAAGGCAAAGAAGATTCTTCCCGATAGGACGAAGACTCTCCCCGGACAGCCCAAGACGATCAGCACTTTCGACGGGACTCCTGACGAATTCACGAATCGCATCTGGGCTCTTATCGGAGAGGATGGAGTCCAGACAGAGCAGGACGCGATGCGAGTCGGAGAGGCGATGCTCGCAGAGATTCAAGATCGAGTCGATAAGGCCGTCATGCCTAGAAGGGACTATAAGGAATTGGTCTGGGCGAAGGACGATGCGTCCGATGCCTACTTCAAAGCGAATCGGGCGGCGTCGATAGACAAGAGAGCGAATAACTGGACGGCTCCCTCTATCGCAGAGGAGAAGGAGAAGAAGAGGATCTTCGAGAGTCTCAACCGCCAAGTGAAAGAGGTCGAGGATCAGCTCCGCGAGGCATTTGCTAGGGAGAGCGAGGCGGCTTTGAAGAGGGTTCGGGCGATGGGTTTCGAGGCAGGAGATTCTTTCAAGTTCACGAAAGGATCTCACGGGGTGGTTGAAGAAGCCTGCGAGACCTCTAGCCGCCTCTTCCCGCGGGACTTCCTAAAGAATATGAAGAGGACTCTAAAGGGAGAGCATGATGCGACAGATAAAGCTCGTGGGTTCATCTCTCCTTCCCCCTTCAAGCAGGAAACGAAAATCGTTCTCAGAGGACCCAGAGCGGGAGAGCCTCAGTGGCTCAACCCTGCCTCTACGAATGTGATCTCAGAGACGAATGCGACCCATGAGCTCACTCATGTGATGGCAGAGGCAAATCCCAAGCTGACCGAACTAGAGAAGGAATGGTTGAAGAGGAGAGTCGACGAATGCAAATCCCCAACGGGGAAGAAACTTACCGAGATCTATAAAGGAGAGAAGGGATACCGAGACGATCTCACCGAACACTATATCGGGAAAGTCTATAACGAGTACAATCCCGATGTGGACAAATTCAGAGAAACTCTTTCCTGCGGAATGGAAGGGGTCTTCTTTGGGCAGCACTATATCCTTCCGAAGTCTGGTTCGGGAGATCTCGATTTAGTAAAATTCGTTCTAGGAGTCATGGCAGGAGCATAATTATGTTTGCGATTCGAGGAAAGTTCAGAGGGAAGGACGAGCAATTCGTCCTCGCATGGAATGATGGGGTTCTCTCCGGAGATGAGAGGGCGGTCTTCCTGGCAGAAATGGAAGCGGAGTTCTCGAACGGGGAAGCGGGGTGCTCCGAATTCTTCAGAGTGGGGAAGCAGGAGATCCTCTCTACCGAGGGCTGCTGTCTCCATATGCTTCAGAGGATGTTTGACGAAGTCGAATTGATCGCGGGAGAGATGCCGGAGCAGAGCCCTCTGCCAGAGGGAGCGATTCCGTAATAGTGAGATTCTTCTTTCTCTTCGAGATAATTAAGGGGTGGTAGATTTCCATTCCCTAGAGACTCTCGAAAGAGGAGAAGAAAGATGTTCCGATTTCTGATCGCTGCGGTAGTCGTTCTGATTGCCGCGCTGCCCGCGCCCGCTGAGAAGATGAAAGTCTATTCCCTCGATGCCGGCCTCTACGCCGTTCAAGGAGATGGAATCGTGGAGGTCGAGTTGGTGAAGCCGGACGATCCGACTCCGAAGCCTCAGCCTGACATCGAGAACGATCGAGCGAAGGCATTCACAGAGGCCGCTAAGAAGGCGACGAGTGATCCAAACCCTACGCAGACGGCATGGAAGCTCGCGACTGCCTATCGGGGAATCGTGGGGAAGATCTCGACGGGAGAGATCGCCCCAGACCAAGAGATCATGGCGACCTGGGTCAAACTCTCAACCGATTTATTGATCAGCGACCGCAAGACGAAAGAGGCATGGCAGCCCCTTCGGGATCTCTTCGCAGAGGAGTGGGCCCTTCTAATCAACAAAGGAGCGAGGGCCGCGGATTATTCCGCTCTCTTGACCGATTGCGCAGTGGGTCTCGAATCCGTCGGACCTAAGCCTCAGTCCTTTGAGGTCGACGCCTCCTCTCTCTTTGAGAGCGCCTCTACTCTCATCGCCGAATTGGAAGCTGGCCCCCCGCAGGCGGTTCCTTGGGCAGAGGTCTTGAAAATCGTCATGGCGATTCTACAGATGCTCTCTGAGCTTCTGGGTTAGCCCTTTCCGTCTATCTGACTCACCCTTCAGAGAAGAGAGGCATTGCCGTGAGCTATCTCACCGAAATCATCCCAGCCGATAATCGAGTTGATCTTGCTCTTCTGAAAACCGCTGCGGGGGAAATCTCTACCTCTGCAATGGAGGCTATCTATCGGGAGGACTCGAGTTTCATCGGCTGCTTTATCGACCGAGAGGATCAGCCCCTCTGGGCTCGCAGAGCCGCTCGGTATCTCAACGACGAATTCGATGATGTCGCTGGCAAAAAGAGGCTCTTCGGTGATGTCCTCTCTTCTCTGGCGGAGACGGGAGAGGGGAAATGCCTCGCCAATTTCCGTCATCCCTTGGAGCTATGGAAGGCTGGGGGCTCGAAGGGAGTCCGTCCATTCTCGCAGAGGCAATATCGAGGATCGTGCGTCGACGCCTCGGTTGGATCACATGAGTGCGTTCTCTTCGGATATCGGGCCGCGAGCGGGAGATTCGGAGAGGTCTATAAGTTCGCTTCTGGCTGGTTGAAGTACGCGGAGTGGGGCTATTGCTCCGACGGATGGAATGGGGCGGGGGCGGCCTCCGCTGCCTATAAGGTCGGCTGCGCCTTCCGAACGAAATATGATCTCTCCGGCGGCTCTTGCGACTTCACTGATGGGGCGGTGAATGAGAATTATGTCGCTCGTTCGTGGTGCCGCTCCGGAGTCCCCTCTTGGCTGAAGGCAGAGACTCTGAAGCACTCCTATGAGGACGGCGCGATCACTCGATTTCAAGGAGGGGTGAAGGAGCTGCGCTCAGTCTTTGCGAACGGAGGGATCGTCCACACGAGCGGGACTCGGACGAGCGGAGGCTCTCGGCCATTCCAGATCGGCCGCGTCGGTCCGCATATGCAGAGTGGTCTGGGCTGCGATGATTCCGACGAGTTCCGAAAGTTCTGCTCCGATGTCTTGAAGATCTCTCCGCGGAAGGACGATTTCCCCGTCATTATGGATCAGACTTGGGGAAGCGGATGGAGTGGGGAGATTGCCTCTGCCTATTGGCCGTCATGGTGGGGAGAGAAGTTTGAAGGGGCTTGGGTATGGTGGGCCTCTGATCTGCTGAAATACCTCTCTGTTGATTTCGTCTGGCTCCCGATGGTGAAGGGCTTCGCCGGTGATGGCCCGACTCCTCCCCCTCCTCTCGATAAGGCCCCGGAGATCGTAGGTAATCTCTATGTTCGGGATCGCTTCATCTCTGGGATTATCGAAGTCGGTGGCTATCGATATACGGCGACTCCGAATGGGGACGGAACCTTCCGTCTCGTGCATTTCTCTCTCTAGGATCGATCTCCTAAGAAGGGCGAAGGTACGATGGGATTTCTCATGTCAATGCTGATTCTAGGAGCCTCCGCGGATGCGAGGCCCCGCGTCGTCGAGTCCAAGCATTCTATCGTCGCGATTCTGGGAGGGATTGTTCTAGGGGCGGCCGATGACCTCCTCTCGAAGGAGAGGGAGATAGGGGACTTCCTTGACGGGACTTGGGGTATCAGAAATGTTGAGTTGCGAATCGACGGAAAGAGAAGAGAAGGGTTCCGCTCTTGGGCAGAGGCCGGAGGAAAGATTTTCTCCTTCATCCTCGACCGAGGAAGAGGATCTATTGAATATGCCTATGAGCTTTTGCTTCCTCGCTATCTCGTCCGGAGGAGCACCCGAGTCGAAGACGATCGCCTTCTTCTGATCACGGAGGCTTCGTGGGTGGAGAGAGTTCCGATAGAGCTTCCTCGCAGGACGATCTATCGATTCGTTTCGATCTCTGTCAAGTTCATCATTTCGGGCGAAGAGGGAGGGCTCACTCTACTCAAGGGCTCTGCCTCTGGGACGGCCGATCTCTCCGACTTTTCTTGTTGCATCGTCCGCGGCTTTGCATCTCGTAGGGCCTCCTCAGCTCTTCAAAAAGAGTTGACGGAGGCCCTTCTTTCCATCGAGATCAAAGGGAGGACTTGGTTCTCTTCAAGGGAGCTAGAGGCTTCTCTTGCCGATATCGGTCTCGCTGTTTCTAAGGTTCTTCGGAGGAGGCTCTCTCGATGATTCTTCCGAAGCAATCCCCTCCCATTATGAGAGGAGTTTATGTCCCTCCTCTCCCATGCCAAACCCTCATTCTAATCGGAGAGAGGAGAGTCCCTCTCCTCTCTGCCGTCTATCGATATACCCTTTATCCATCCAGGCAAGACAAGTCTGCATCAGTGCGGTAGAGAAGAGATCGTCGTATGGACTTTACTCTTGATGAAGTCGGGAAATTCATTTCGCAGGTTGGCATTCCTTTCGTGATCGCTGGAGGTTTGGGCTACTGCCTATGGAAGATTGGCCATGCGGCAGGGAATCTTCTCCTTGACCAATGGAAGAAGAAGGAGAAGAGACTCGATGCCTTAGAGAAGAGAGTCGAGGAAGTGAATAATGGCCAGAGGACCGCGGTCGAGAGAAGGCTGGATCTCGCCAACGAATATCTGAAGGACAGCTCAGATACTCAGAAGGCCCAGACAGAGGCTCTATCGAGAGTGAGCGATTCTCTCACTCAGATGGGAGAGGCATTTCGCTTCTTTGCAGAGAATCGCCCTTGCATTCACGACTCTGATATCCCCCGCATTGAATTGGACGAAGACCTAGAAGGAATCGGCGGCAATGATCTGAACTCGAAGGCCAAAGAAAGAGTTCTTCGGCGAAGGCGAAGGACGGATGAGAAAGAGGGAGAGGAGGAATCGTGAGAGAACCCGAGCTCAGATCTATGATGAGAAGATGGGTGAGAGGGAAGACTTTCTCTACTTCAGAAGATAGTTGAATGGCGAACTTTCGGTATTGGCTAGGCCCTTGGCAACGAGATCCGCAGCTGCGATGCTGGGTAGCTCCACCCGGGACCGTCGGCTCTTTGGATTTCGGTAGTTTGGCAGAATGCGCTCTTTCGCCCGATGATCATTCTATGCGGGGCATCGGGATGTTTTGTACGCCAGTCGATCAATCCCTGCCGTCCGAATATGATCTACTCGCCCAAGGAGACGGGCGAGAGATCGCCGCGACCGATTCCCATCGTGATATGGTGCAGGGGGCGCTGGGAGTGAGGCCGATAGGCGGCCCGATGCTAGTGGACGCTCTATATGATCTATTCATGTTGGGCGACCCGACCGGGCAGGAGAGATGGCGGCCTCTCATGCCGGAGCGACTTCCCGACGGTTCTCTCGCTTTTACAATTCATCTCGGCGGGCACTCCCGCGTCCTATGCGATCCGTTCACTGAGGGGCACCGCTGGTGGAACAAACTCCGGGACGTGCTCCGCAGCGATCTACAGGCATTCGACCGGGACACGCGGGCCGCAGCCCAATCCCTCCGCGATGCGGCCAAGGAATTGCGGAGACACGGCAAGGACGCCGGGCGATTGGACGACCAAGCAGCGTATCTTGAAAGTCATGCCCCGCGAGTGCTGGACGGCTTTTGCCGCAAGTACGGTTGCAATCCGCTAAAGATCAGCACTGAGATCCACCGCGGCCGGGCACGCACGACGATCAGCGATGATTTTAACCGTGCGGATGGGGCGGTCGGCAGCGACTGGGGAAATGCCACAGCGTCTACGAATTTCAGCATTTACTCAAACGCTCTGCGGAACATGGGTTCCAAAGGGACGTTGAAACATCAGACGCCCCTCAGTTCTTCGGACTGCTATGCAACGGAAACCGTCTACGCAAGCGCCAGCGGGGACGGGCCTATCATCCGGGCAGTAAACTCGACGACCAGGAGCAATTACGAAGCTTGGAACTACGGCAGCGAGTACCTTATCAAGTCTACTTCGGGCTCTCAGACGAATCTAGCCAGCGGCTCCGTCCGTACACCAGTAGCCGGCGATTTGCGAAAGCTTAGCGGGTCTGGATCAACGCTCACGGCCTGGATGAATGGGGTATCTCAGTGTTCCGCTACCGACTCGACACACACGAATTTGTATTGCGGATTCGTCCTTGACTACAGCCTGCGAGCAGACGCGTTCGAGGCCAGCGACGGTTTAGCAGATGGCCCATCTCTCGCGGTCATCGTGCATCATCTACGGCAACAGGGGATCTGTTAATATGACGATTTATTTGCGAAAATCCACTGCGTCCCAAGAGATTCCCTTGGGCTTCTTCCTCGATTCTGCGGACGGAGATTCTGAGGAAACGGGACTGACGATTGCGAACACCAGCATAAAATTGTGGAAGGCTGGAGCAACCACGCTGGCGAATAAGAACAGCGGCGGGGCAACGCATATCTCCAATGGCCTCTACTACGCGGTCCTCGACGCCACCGATACGGACACTCTCGGATCGCTGGTGATTTTCGTTCATGTCTCTGGGGCTTTGGCCGTCCGCGTGGATTGCGTCGTGCTACCCGAGAATGTTTACGATTCTTTGATTGCGGGAACGGATAAGCTCGATGTCAATGCGGCCGAGCTAGGAGGCACTACTCAAACTGGCCGCAATATTGGGGCGAGCGTCTTGCTATCTAGTGGCACGGGGACGGGACAGATCAGTCTCAGCAGTGGCCAAGTGACGGCGGGAACCGTAGCGGATAAAACCGGATATGCTCTAACCTCAGCCTATGACGCAGCCAAGTCGGCAGCCAGCCAATCGAGCGTGAATACGATTGATTCGATCGTTGATGCTATCCTATTGGATACCGGGACTGATGGAGTAGTCGTTGCCTCTGCGAGCAAGAGCGGATATAGCTTGGCGGCGAATCAAAGTAGCGTGACGATCGGCACCGTGACCACGCTGACCAATCTGCCGGCGATTACGGCGAATTGGTTGACCGCTGCCGGGCTTGCGGCAGACGCAGTGACTGAGATCCAGTCGGGGCTGGCGACGGCGGCGAATCAAGCGACGATCATTGGATATGTGGACTGCATGCCAGCTTCGTGGACCACCCCCTTGAATGCAGCGGAAGTGCGATCTGCCGTGGGACTCGCCTCCGCCAATCTAGATACGCAGTTGGGCGATATCCCGACTGTGGCCGAATTTGAGGCTCGCTCTCTGCTCGCTGCTTCCTATCTCAATGCAGCCGGAGTGAGGTCCGCGATTGGCCTCTCTTCTGCTAATCTCGATACGCAGCTGGGCGATATCCCGACTGTTTCTGAATTTGAGGCTCGGACTTTGCCCGCCGCTTCCTATCTCGATGCCTCAGGTATTCGGTCGGCAATCGGCCTCTCTTCCGCCAATCTCGATACGCAGTTGGGTAATATCCCGACTGTGGCCGAATTTGAGGCTCGGTCTCTCGCGGCTGCAGATTATTTCGTCGTCTCTGATTACTCCTCTCCGCCTTCGGCCGAGAGCATTGCAGATGCCGTATGGGACGAAATTTTGGCGGAGCATACAGGGATGGGTTCGGTGGGCGAGGCGATGGAAGCCTTGGTCACAGTCATCTTATCTGGCGCAGATCCTTGGGAAACTCTCCTGCCCGGATCTTATGAGCCGGGAACGGCAGGATTCATTTTGGGCACTTACTTGGATGCCGTTTTGTCAGATCGGACCTTATCCGCCTCCTCCTATCTCGAAGCCTCAGATATTCGGGCAGCAATCGGCCTCGCCGCCGCCAATCTCGATACGCAGCTGGGTAATATCCCGACTGTTTCTGAATTTGAGGCTCGGACTTTGCTCGCCGCTTCCTATCTCGATGCGGCTGGGGTCAGGTCTGCGATTGGCCTTGCCTCTGCTAATCTCGATTCTCAGCTTGGGAACATCCCGACCGTTTCTGAATTTGAGGATCGGACTTTGCCCGCGGCCGCCTATGTCCAGTCGGATTATGTACTCGGGTTCTTCCAGCTGCTCTGCCGAAGCGATTCGATTGTTACGGTAGATCGAGCCTACTGGCAAATGCAATTGAATGCTGACGATGACGGAGGGTATCCCGGCTCCTACGATAATCGTTATGACAGCCTTGAAGCCCTGCGCGCTCGATCCGATGCCGTAACGGATTCCATCCCGACGCTCTATGATATTTTGCAAAAGGTGGACTCGACTTTAGAGGCGAGCGGAATCAAGTGGAAATTCACCGAAGATGCTCTATCCAACGCGCCGAGTGGAGGAAGTGGCGGTGATGATCCTTGGGAAACTCTCCTGCCCGGATCTTATGAGCCGGGAACGGCAGGATTCATTTTGGGCACTTACTTGGATGCGGCATTGACCTCTACAATCGCAAACTCATTGCCCGAAAACTTCTCTTCTCTTTCGATCAATGCTGGCGGGACAGTTGACTCAAATCTCGTTCAGGTAGGTGGATTCAATCTGTTTGGATCAGCGGAGCAGATCGCCGCAGGAATGTCTCACTTCTTCAATGTGGAATCTCCGGCGTTGACCGTAGAGACTACTATCGAAGATGGAGTGGCGGCGGCGATAGCGGAGATCACTGGAATTGGTTCCGGGCCTTATGCGTGCGAGTGGACGGTCGAATATGACGGCACTCCTCTGGCCGGTGCTTTGGTGGCTCTGTATTTATCCGGCACTCTAAAGGGACGAGGGACGACGGACGAAGATGGGCGGGTCTCGATGAGTCTGGCGGCCGGCCCTTATGAAGTAGTGATCGTTCGTGAAGGCTACATTCACTCGCCGGAGAATTATGAGGTCACCGCAGAGGAAGAGACTTGGGAAAATGTTTTTGATTCTCTGGTTCTGGTCGCTTCGGTCCCAAGCCCTCCAAGCGATCAGCAATGCAGCGGGTTCTCTTATGTCTACGACGAGGACGGAGAGGTTGAGTCCGGAGTGACGATCATCGCGAGGCTGATCGAAGAGCCATCGGGGAGTGGGGTGGTGTGTGGAAATGCAGAGCGATCTGAGATTAGCGCCGTCAATGGGTTGGTCGTCTTTAGCAATCTTTGGATCGGCGGCTCTTATGAGTTCCGTCGAAGTGGATCGACCGTGAAGAAGTTCGTCACCATCAGCGCTGATGACTTGGATGAGGAGGGGAGATACCCTCTGCCGAATTTCCGCGGATGATCGAAATAGATAGTGAGTAGATTCTCGAAGAAGCCCAATAATAAAAGGGTGGAATTCACTCAAGAGGGAACCCGAGATGATTCTGTTTTCTGAGATTATCAGCAATTTGAAGGCCAACGGGGCTTTGCGATGGGCGGAGCTCGAAGGCCGTCGCTATGCGGTCGTTCCCGTCGTGATGGCAGGGGTTGGGGTTCTGAATGGGTCGAAGGGGGCTCTCTTCTACCCTCCGGAGGAATTCGATAAGAGCGCCTCCGACTGGAACGGAAGGCCGATCATCGTCTATCACTCTGAACTCAACGGGGTCGAAGTCTCGGCCGCCTCGCCGGAGATCTTCGAGAGGCAGAGAGTCGGGATCGTCTTCAATGCCTCCTTTGTCGATGGGAAGCTGAAGGCAGAGGCATGGATTGATGAAGTGAAAGCAAATCTCGTCGATCCCCGGGTGATGAAGGCCATCACGACGAATGCGAAGATGGAAGTCTCAACGGGACTGAGGGTCGATGTGATCAACGAGGCGGGCTCCTTCGGAGAATCGGCCTTCATCGGGAAAGCGGTCAATCATCGGCCGGACCATCTCGCCCTGCTCCCCGATCAGATCGGGGCCTTCTCCGTCGCGGATGGCGGAGGGCTCTTGGCGAACAAGAAGGGAGAGGGTCTCGACGAGATCGGGTTCAATCCCAAGAGAATCGATTCTCTCATTGGGAATGCTCTTTCGTTCGGGGACATTCGCAAGAGGCTCTCGTCTCTCTTGCGGGAGAGATTCCCTTCCTCGCCGGCCGAAGGCGATGGGCCTTCCTCCCCTCGCATCTGGGTTGAGGAGGTCTTCGATAAGTTCGTGATCTATGAGAGGGAAGATGCGACAGGCTCCTCTCTCTTCTCACTCTCATACTCCCGCGCGGGAGATGAGATTTCGTTAGGGGGAGAAATCCCTCTGCAGGTTTTCTCCTCCCAAGTCTTCAAGACAGCTGACGGGAGGGTCATTTCCAACTCTGAAGGAGGGTCGATTTCTATGGCAGCGAAGTTTGATAAGAAGGCATTCGTTGACGGCATCATCGCCAACGAGAAAAGCCCCTTCGGCGAGGATGACCGGGCCTCGTTGATGGACATGGCGGAACCGGTTCTGAAGAAGCTGGAGTCCGTCGAGAAGCCGGCCGAATCGATCAGCGGGAGTGATCCGGAAGCGGTCGCGAACGCAGCGAAGAAGGGGGCGGCTCCCGTTTCGGGCGCTCCGCAGAATGATCCTCCGGCGAAGCCGAAGACGATGACCCTCGAAGAGGTCATCGCGAATGCTTCCCCGGAGGACCAAGACGCCTTCCAAGAGATGAAGGCATCGCACCAGCGAGAGAAGGGGCAGCTCATCTCCGTCATCGTCGGGAACGAGCGGAATGCGTGGACGAAGGAGGAGCTCTCCTCGATGCGTCTGCCGCAGCTGCGGAAGATCGCGGCCCTCGCCGCCGGCGAGAAGAAGGAGGATGTTTCGGCGGTCGCCAACTACGCTGGGTCCATCGGATCGTCGGGCGACGTGGAGCCCTCGCAGGCTCCCCTCGGCCTGCCGAAGTGGGAGTAGATCTCTAGTAGATCTACCTCTCCCTTTCCCATGAGAGAAGAATCGGTTTTTGAGAATCTCAAATCACTGAAGGAGGAAGAAGACTCATGGCTCTTACGACGAAGCGAACGATCATCTCGAATGATAAGCCCCGTGGGGTTCGGGATGAGGGGAAGACCGCGGCGGGCTCGGCCGTGTATCCGGGGCAGGCCGTCGAGATGAATTCTTCGGGGCTCTACGACGAGGTCGCTTCGACCGCGGCGGAGTATACGAAGAAGCGCCTCATGGTCGCGACGGAAGAAGTCCACCATCACGAAGGGCAGACCGTCAACGATGTCTACGACGCGGGTGAGCAGTTCGCCTACTTCATCCCCGCGCCTGGCGAGGAAGTCAATGTGCTCGTCAAGAGCGGGGAGGATATCGACATCGGCGATGTCCTGACGGTCGCCGGCGGCGGCTCCGGCCTCTTCGTCGAGGCGTCCGGATCGGAGGCGAAGTATTTGGTCGAGTCGATGGAAGACAGCGGCGGGGCTCTCTCGGCCAACGCCCTCGTCCGTTGCCGCGTCCTCTAGTCGAGGGCGCTTCTCAGATTGGCCCTAGAGACAGGGCGCACTAAACATCACTGCTTTTTAGGAGGATTGAAAGAGATGATCGGAGCGAAGATCGACAATTTTCTGCTGAACAACGTCGCGCATGGGACGATCGCCCAGAAGCTCTTGGCGACGGACGGGAATGTCTGCGTCCTGCGTCCCTATCTGGGCGATGACGGAAGGACTCCGTACATCGATGTCCCCGTGAAGAATTCCGACGGGACGCAGGGCTGGAAAGCGCAGCGGGTTTCCAACGCAACGGCGGTCCTCCGCAAGGAGGAATGGAATGCCTTTGACAAGGCAGTGATCACCGCTGCGAAGCCCGTCATGCGCGCGGTGAATGATCTGCGGGCGGCCGGCCTCACCTACAATATGCCGAACGGCTGGGCCTCGACGACTCTGCAATGGGAAACCCGTTCGGGGATCAATCCCGCGCAGATCTCGATGAGCGGCCGGGTGCAGGGGAAGAGGGATCGGGTCCACTACGAATTGGAAGGGCTGCCCCTTCCGATTATCTCGTATGGGTTCGAGCTGGATGCGAGGAATCTCGCGACCTCGCGACGCATGGGCTCGCCGCTCGATACGACGATGGCGGAAGAGGCGGGAGAGCAGGTCGCCATCATGGCGGAGAAACTGCTCATCGGGGCGGAGACTTGGAATACCTTCGCGGGCTATTCCATCGCCGGCTATACGACCCATTCGGATCGGCTGACGAAGAGCCTCACGAATCCGGCCTCCGCCGATCCGATGACGATCGTCAATGAGGTCATCGCGATGGTTCAGCAGGCCCAGGACGCCTATCACTATGGGCCCTTCTGGCTCTACTACTCCCCGGCTTGGTCTCAGTATATGAGCCGGGATTATGCCTCCTCGTCCTATTACGGGACGGGGACGGCCACCGGGCGGACGATCAAAGAGCGCATCATGCAGATCGACCAAATTCAGCGCTGCGAGATGCTCTCCTATCTGCCGGACTCGACGCTCATCCTCGTCGAGCCCAAGCAGAGGATCGTTCGCGAAGTGATCGGGATGGACGTGACGACCCTGCAATGGGAGACGGACGGCGGCATGGGGATCAATTTCCTTGTGATGGCGATCCTCGTTCCCAATCTGCGGTCGGATCAGAACAACCGCATGGGCCTCGTGCATGGCTCCGTCTAGTCTCTCCGACTGGGCGCGGTGGGGGCTGCTGGGTTGGAGAGGGCCCAGCAGCCCCCTTTTGTAGAGAATCCTCTCATAGAACCCAGAGGAAAGAAAGATGCCTTATTTCAAGTTGCTGGGAGGCGGGGATCATCGCGGGGTGAATGGGGAAAGCTTCACCAAGGATTCTCCGGCCTTTTTCGACGAGAGGGATCTCGACGAGATTTTCGTCAATCGCTTCGAGAGGGCCGAGGCTCCCAAGCCCAAGGTCATCCCCGCGACCTCGCCGGAGACGGAGGAGGAGGAAGAAGAGGGAGAGAATTCTCCCAAGCCCAAGAGAAAGAAGGTAAAGAAGACCTTCTCCAGTTTGGGCGAGGATCGTTCTGCCGAGTTCCCCATCGCCGGAGAGAACGATCTCTCAGTGATCGGGGTCGAGGGAGGAAAGTTCATCGTGGTCGAGAAGGAAATGCCCGACAAGGCGGTGAGCCCAAAACTGATGAAGCGGAAAGTCGTCGACTGGATTGAGTCTTACCTGAGCGAGTAGAATATGACGGTTCGTTCGAGTGAAGCAGATGTTCAGGCGATCCTAAAGGATGCCTTTCAAACTGGGGACTCTCTGTCCCCTTTCATCATTGTCGCGAATCGGATCGTGACGAAGATCTGCATTTCGGACTCTTATGAATCGTTCGACTTGGAATTGATCGAGCGATATCTGTCCGCTCATTTCTATGCGTGCTCAGAAAGGCAGCACTCCTCAGAAAGAGCGGACGTCGTTCAACGATCCTTCACCGGGACAATGGAGAAGGGTCTTGATTTCACTCAATTCGGGCAGATGGCAAAGCGCCTCGCTTGGGAGGGGGAATTGACGGCCCTCGATAGCGGATCATCTGCTCGTTCGGTAGGGATGGATTGGCTGGGATCGACTCCGGACGACGATCACTTCGAGGAAGATTTCTGGAACGGATTAGCAGAGGGATAGTCTCATGGGGTGGATTGCGAACCTAATCGGGAGGTCTGCAGAGGCGGTCGTCTATTGGGCTCCGCTTCCAGTCGACTCTCATGGGCGTCCGGTCTATGCCTCTGCGGTCGAGATCTCTGCCCGATGGCAGGACGGGGTCCGGCTCTTCGTGAATATGAAAGGAGAGAATCAGGCAGGCAAAGCGACGATTTTCCCAGTGAGTCAGGATCTCGTAGTGAAAGGGTGGGTGTGGAGAGGGTCGCTGACGAGCATCCCGACCGCTGATCTGAAGAGGCCCTATAATGTTTCGGGGGCAAGCGAGATTCTCGCATGGGAGAAGATCCCCGATATCTCGAAGCGCGATTATCTGAGAAAGGCCATCGTATGAACCTCTGCGAAGTCAAGGGAGTGAAGAAGGTCGTGAGCGATCTTCAAGCTCGTCGGAAGGTCCATCGAAAGGCCATCGCCGCCGGCCTCGGCGCAGGGGCTCTCTTCCTTCAGAGAGAGAGTCAGAAGATCGTCCCGGTTCAGTTGGGGAATCTGAAGAACTCTGCGGGCACTCGGATGGAAATGGGGTCGAGAATCGCCGCCGTCGTTTTCTATACCTCGGCCTATGCCGTCTATGTCCATGAGAACCCGAACGCTGCTCACGGAGAGGCTTTCAATCTGAAGTATGCGAAGGAGATCTCAAAGGCGAAAGGGGCGGCGAGAGGGACGGCGAGAGGAGGGATGTTCAAGAGGGGACCGGCTCAGCAATTTAAGTTCCTAGAGAGGCCGGCGAGGGAGAAGAGAAAGCAGATTGCGGCCCTCGTCCTTCAAAGAGCAAAGGGAGCTCTCTAATGGACCACTCCCCTGCGGAGATTCTGCAGAAAGCTATGATCGATAGCGGGCTTGCCGAAGACCCGGGCTACTTGAGTTTAGGGATAGGGGCCCACACCCTATGGCCCGTCATCGAAAACTTCCAACCAGACGCTCCCGATAATGTGATTATTGTCTACGATACATCGGGCCTCGCTGGATCGAAGGGAATGATCAGCGGCGCTCGCTCTGAGAAGCCGGGTTTTGAGATTCTCGTTCGGGCGATGGAACGCTCCGATGCGAGGCAGAAGATTTCTTCAATCTCGACCTGGCTCTCGAAGTCTTTGAAGAGGACGGAGGTAGAGGTAGGAGAGGAGGGAGACGAATATCGGATTGAGTCCGTCACCCTCGTCGGAACGATTGCATTCGTAGGGGTAGAGCCGGACGGGAAGAGACGATCTCTCTTCTCTTTGAACGGACGAGTTTCGATTTCTCAGGTTTAGCAGAAGGAGGTTTTCTCATGCCCGGAACGATGCTTAGTGATGGCTTCTCGACAACGGTGACTCTCTCGACGAGTGATGTCACCTTCATCGAGGAGACGAAGGTGAAGCCCATTGGGGTCGACGGGGGCGATCCGATCCCTCGCACCACGATGCTCAACTCGGCCTATCGGACGCAGAAGCCGCCGACGCTGAAGGGGCATACGTCCCTGAAGATGACGGTCCGCTACGATCCTCAGGTCTTGACCGAGATTCACGCGGCGGTGAATGTCAATCAGTCGATCGTGCTCTCTCATCCCGACGGGCAGACCTGGACCTTCTGGGGCTGGCTGAAGTCCTTCGAGCCCAACGACAACGAGGAGGGAGCGGAGGTCACCGCAGAGGTCGAATTCATCGTCTCGAATCTCAACGGATCGGATGTGGAGACGGCCCCCGTCCGGGCCGCGGCCCCGACTTAGAAGTGAGCTGTCTCTGGGTGGCCCCGCCCCGTTGAGAGAGGAGAGATTCTATCTCAGCGGGAGCGGGGTTTTCCCAGATAGAATAGTTTCGTTTTTCAAAACCCAGAGGAGTAGAAGAGATGGACGAGAACGAAGATCAGGTGGTGGTGAAGAGAGAGGAAGCTTTCCTCGACATTGACTTGGGGATGGCTCTCTTCCCCGTTTTTCTGCGAGATCCGAAGACGGGAGAGCGGAAAGGATTCGCTCTGCAGGAACTCGGCGGCCCGGACCGCGACGCCTACATGAACGATATCTCCTCCCGCATGCGATATGACGGGAAGGGGAATCCGGCAGGGATGAAGAACTTTACGAACTTCCAAGCCTCCGTCATCACTCGGGGATTCTTCGAGGCGAGCCTCGTCGAGGACGAGGCCGTCGATCCCTCGACGGGAGAGAGGAGCTCGGTCATCCGAGTCGAATCTCTTGGCAAGAAGGTTCCCGAATCGCAGATTCGTCTCTACCCGGGACGAGTTCAAAAGGCCCTTTTCGACAAGCTGATGGAAATCAGCGGCCTGACGGAGAGAGCGGAAGAGCTCGCAAAAAACGACTGAAGCGGGGAGAAGAGGGACTTTGGTTCGATCTCGCCGAACGCTTAGGGATGAGCGTTCGGCGATGCAAGGCCGAAGTCTCTTCTTTCGAGTTCATCTGCTGGCGAGTCCATCTTCGGGAGAAACTCCAAGAGCCCACGACCGAGCATCATTACTTGGCGAGAATCGCCTTTGCCATTCGGGAATTCCACTACGCATTCTCGAAGGGAGGAAAGAGGCCGAAGTTCTCAGATTGCTTGGTCAAGTTCGAGAAGGGAGGGACGAAGAAGATCGCTCCCGAAGAGATGACCGAAGAGCAAAAGCAGAGGATCATCGACGCATCGAAGGCCAGATGGTCAGCGATCTTCTCCCCGATAGTGAACGCCATCGAAGCGAGGAAGAAGAAGAAGGAGAAGCAGAATGTTGGAACTCGAGAGACTCCTAGTCCGCCTTATGATGGATGCGACTCAATATGATCGCATGGTCGCCTCGGTGGAGAGGAAGACGACGGCCGCCGCGAAGAAGATTGCCTCTCTAGGCACTAAACTTTCGATGGCCTTCACGGTCCCTCTGCTGGGATTTGCAGCGACCTCCATATGGGCCTTCGCCTCGTTCGATGCCGCCATGACTAACTCCCTCTCCATTATGAGAGGGATCACTCCAGAGATTCGCAAAGAGATGGAAAGGACTGCCATCTCTTTGTCGAATCAAGGGACGAAGACCGCGACGGAGCTCGCGGAATCCTACTACTTCCTAGCTTCTGCTGGGATGACCGCTCGCCAATCTATCGCTGCGATGCCCATTATGACGAGATTCGCGGCCGCTGGTAATTTTGGGATGGCGAAAGCGACGGATCTTCTTACCGATGCTCTCACTGCCTCCGGCTTTGCCATCGACGAGACTGGGGAGAGCCTCTCGAAGTTGGGAGATCACATCCTTCTCGCTTCGATCCAAGCGAATGCGACGGCAGAGCAATTCGCAATCTCTCTCATCAGTGATGCGGGAACCGCCGCCCATAATTTCGGGATGGAAATCGAAACGACGATGGCTCTCTTGGGAGCCTATGCTTCATCTGGGCAGAAGGCCGAGGAATCGGGCAACGCTCTGGGAAGGGCGATCCGTCTTCTCACTTCTGCCTATCGGTCGCATGGGGAGGCTTTCAAGGTTTATGGAGTGGACGTCGTCGATGAGGCGACGGGGAAATATCGCAATTTCATCGACATCATCGCGGACCTAGAGAATGGAGTCGGGAAGCTTCCTCCGGCGATGAGGGACTCGGCTCTTGAAATGATGGGCTTTGAGTCTCTCTCGCAGAAGGCGATTCTGCCTTTGATTGGTCTCTCTTCACAGATGAAGATCTGGGAGGCGGAGCAGAGGAAGGCTGCCGGGACGATGAAGGACGTCGCAGAGAAGCAGCTCTTGACTTTCTCGAAGCAGATGGCGATCACTAAGAACAAGATCACGAATATCTCAGTTGAGATCGGGCAGAGGCTCGTTCCGTTTCTGCAGAAATTGAACTCCACCCTTCAGCAAGGATTGGCGATGTGGGGGTCTCTCTCCGAAGCGACGAAGGATCAGATCTCTTTATACGGGGCGATTGCTGCCATCGTTGGTCCCGCTCTCATTGCCGTCGGGGCGGTGATCAAGCTTTCTGGGATGGCTTTGGCGGTGGTTGGTCTTCTCTTCCGTCCGATCGTCTTAGGAATCTCTCTGCTTTTGCGAGGCTTTCAAACTTTCTCGTCGGTCGGGTCTTCCTCTTTCTCAGTAATTGGGGCGGCGGCGAGTCGAGGGGCGGCGATAATGATCTCCGCTTATCAAACGGCTTCTTCTGTGGTCTCTTCTTCCTTCGTTCGGATGAGAGCCGCGGCCTTGACGATCCAGTCTGCCTATTCGAGAGGATTCGCGGCCTCTTCAACCGCCACTAAGGCTTTCGCGATCTCTGTTCTGCGGACTGGGCAGCTGATCCGGAATTCGATGGACCCCGCTTATCTAAAGGCATCGTGGGAGTCTTTCAAGATCTCTGCGAGTCGTTCGTTGAGAGGAGCTGAGATCGGAGTTTTGAAACTTTGGCGGACCATCCGCAATACTTTCTCTCCTGCTTATATGAAAGCCGTTTGGGATGGGTGGAGAGCCTCTGCGATTTCCTCCTTTGCTCAGATTCGAGCGGCCGGTCTCTCTACCGCTAGGACTCTGCGGACCAATTTTATGACGGTGATGGGGAGAGTCGGAGGGGCCGTCGGCGGATTGGCGATGGCAGGGGGGACTCTGGGAATGATGGGGATTGGTGGGGTCTTCGCTCCCATCCTTGCAATGGCTCCCCTCGCAATCTCTTTGCTCGGATCTTTCGCCGGGGCGGCAGGGGCTCTCATTAGTCCCTTTGCTCTCATTACTGGGGCGGCGGTTCTAGGCGGGATCGCTTGGATGAAATACTCCGGTGCTGGGCAGGAAGCCCTCGGCTCTCTAATGAAGGGATCGGAGGATTATCGGGCGATAGCCTCTGAGACTTTCTCCGGAGTAAAGGCGGCGCTCAAAGCAGGGGATCTCTCCTCTGCGGCTGCTATCGCTTGGGCTGGACTCAAGGCGGAATGGTATACGGGAATCGCCGATCTCTCTGAGAAATGGGGCTCCTATATTAAAGCGATCGTCGAATCCTTCGCGGGGGCGATGGCAGGAATTGGCGGTCTGTGGAATCAGACCGTTGATAAGCTATCGAAGAAGATGCTTGAGTTGGCGAGTCAGGAGGGAGTCTTAGGGGATGCGATGAGAGATCTGCTTGGCGTCGATCCCAGAAAGAGCACCGCCAACGCGACGATGAAGAACATGCAGAGATCCGCTCTCAGTGAGCAGATCCGCCAATGGGAAGAGATGATCCGAGTCGCAGAGGCTTCTGGGTCGAATGTGATCACGATGGGATCTCCCGACGATCCGATTCTCAGAACGATCGATGAGGTCCGCGGGTTCATTGCGGAGTCCCAAGGGAAGATGCAGACTGAAGGGTATGGGCTCTCTGCGGAGCAACTGGGGGTCGCTGATTCGATAGGCGTCTTAGAGGATATGACCGCCGCTCGGCAGGCCCTAATCGATCAGGCCGTCATGGGGACAATGGGCAGTCTCAACGGACTCGATCCGGAAGGACTGAGAGCCCAGGCGACCGAAGCGAGGAATGCGGTGGCGGGCTTGACTATGATGATCGGTTCGACAGGGAATCTCAAAGACAAATCGATTGCCTGCCAAGCCTCTGTCGATTCTCTCACTCAATCTCTGCAGAATCAAGTTCTCACCTATGGGATGAGTTCGACCGAGGCCGAGCTCCTCTCTCTCGAAATGCAGGGAGCGACGGTCGCTCAGCTGGCCCAAGCAAAGGCCCTCAATGAGACTCTGAAGGAGAGGGAGAAACTCAAGGATCTCGAATCAGAGGCAATGCAGATCATCGAAGCGAACCTCACTCCAATGGAGAAATATAATAAGCAGCTAGAGAAGCTGCAGAAGATGACTCAGACCATCGGCGCTGATGGGCGGCCTCTCCTCGACTCGATGAACTATGCGAGAGCCCTCGATGCCGCGCAGAAGGAATTGGAAGAGGCCCAGAAGAATGCAGATGATGGAATCGTGGCGAAGTTCAAGGTCGATACCTCCGGGTTGAATGATGCCCGGACAGCGATGGATCAATTGCGATTCCTTCAAGCCCTGAACCAACCGACTTTGAAGGCAGAGGCATTGGGAGGGATCTCCCCTCCCGCCATCGCCGGAGGTCCGGAGGCTGGATTGAATCTAGCTCCTGCTATTCCGATGCTCGAACCCATCGAACCGACTTCTATGAGTGGGCCGGAGGATTTAGTAGATATCTCTCCGATGGTCGATGCTCTCTCTGACATTCGGGATGGGATCGAAATGGTCGCAGAGAATACGAACCCGGATAAGAGGGAAGAGCCCGTGATCTTCCAACCCCTCGGTCTGAGACATTCATAGAAGAGGAGAATTCTTAGATGAGCGTGACTCTCGTTGGCAGGATGTATTGGGCGGGCGATAGGGATGACGAAGGACATCGGGAATATGTTCTGCGGACTCTCCTAGAGTCGAATGATCCCGTAGACGATGGGCCGGAATCGGTGATGTCCTATCTTGACTCCATCATCCCTATTGGGACTCTCTGGACCTTCGGGAATGACGGAGACTGGGCCTATTGCACTCCCAGATTGAAAGTTACTCAAAGGGGCCCTGACGACGAGCCGAAGCAGCAATGGATTGCGGAGCAGATCTTCTCTACTCGTCCGATGTGGAGATGTCAGACCGCTTCTATCGAGAGCCCTCTCCTAGAGCCCGTCCGCTTCGGCGGATCTTTTCTCAAAGAGAAGAGGCAGGCTTTCTTCGACAAGGACGGAGATCCTCTAAAGACCTCTTCTCTTGAACCCGTCCCCGGAGCGCAGAGAGATAATTCTCTGCCTACGGTTTGGGTCGAGCAGAACCATGCGACGAATCTCATCGGGACTCTAGCTCCCATGATGGACAATCTCAATGATGCGACGATGTGGGGCCTCCCCGCTCGCTGCTGGAAATTGCAGCAGGCCACTTGGGAGAGGAAGTGGTATGGCCTCTGCTCGGTTTATTATACGACTCGCCTTGAATTCGCGGCGAATTGCTATGATGATCCGGAGAACCCAGGCACTCTCATTTCTGGATGGGATGAGCAGAGGCCCGATGTTGGAACTCGAGTCCTCGATGACGGAGGAGACCCAAGCAATCCGCAGGACTTCGCGAAGTATAAGGACAAGAGAGGAGAGAACGATTCCGTCTATCTCGATGGAAGTGGAAACGCAGTCGATGATATCGCGGATGCAGCGAAGATCGATTGTCTCTATTACCCGGAAACGAACTTCTTCACTATCACTTGGCTGCCTGTGAGTCTATAGGAGAGATCCCATGCGAGAGCGAAATTTGGTCCGCATCCCAGAAGAAGAGATTCCCGAACCTCCCGTCGTCTTGGAGAGAGGGGAGATCAAAGGAAAGGCCCGGAAGGTTAGGCAGAGACCGCCAAAGGCCCTCGACGGATGGGATCGACTGACTCTCTCCTTCGACGCAATTCACCAGCAGGGAGGAGAGCCTCCGCAAGCGATCCCTCACGCGGTTGCTCAGCTTCATTTAGAGAAGAAGGAGCAACCCTACTTTCGCAAGATCAAAGTCGCCTCTTTCTGGCAGAGGGTCAATCTCGAATGGCTCTCCGAATCGGCCGGCCTCCTAGTGATCGTCAACTCGAGTGACTCAACGATCTTCGTTCGCTTCTCTATTGCGGAAGGCCCCGCGCTCTCCATTCCTCCGAAGTGCCCGCAGCCCCTCTTCCTCTCGAAGAATGCAGACGGGATTACTCCGGTCTATCTCAACTCTCTATCGGCAGAGCCCTTCGAGATCTGGGTCTATGCCTTCCCTCGATAGGTGAACCATGGTGAAGCCCAAAGTAGCGATCTATGTCGACGAGGACGACGCGAGGATTCTCAAAGAGTTTTTGAGAGAACTCCGCTCTCTCAAAGCTGGGAATAAAGAGAGCCCTCAACCAGAGATCACGCAGGCCCCTCATGGCATCGTCGCCTTCAGCCCTTCGGGAGGAATTCCAAAGGCCGACGACGTGAATCTCATCGTCTATGGGGCTCTCTGTGATATGTATCGAGAGGTCGCCGTCCCCGGGTATTCTGATCGGAAGCAATTGCAGAAGATCACTAAGCCGAACGGATCTGCCTGGCAACAGATGATCTTTCATCTCGATTCGAGCACTGATGTCGGAGGATCGAAGCCTCTAATCACTTTCCCGACGAAATGGGGAACTCGATTTGTTCTATGGGAAGCCTGCTCCGAATGGGACTACTACGGATACTGAGAGATGAAGAAGAATCAGCCCGGCTGTCCTTGTTGCGATGAGATCTGCCTAATTGATCGATTCACTGCGGAGGAGGAGATCTCCTCCCAGACGATTCGATCCTCCTTGCATCCCCAATTTCCTTACCCTACCTGGATGCAAGCGGAGGTCAGCGCCTCTTCTTCCTCTTCGATCTCTCTCCTCTTGGTATGGGGCGATTCCGATGGGCTCTACGTCGAGTTCACTCCGCAAAATGGGTCGACGAATGGAACTCTAAAGCTCTTTCGTCGAGGCGGGGATCAGATCGGATCGACTCGCCAACTCATCTGCGCCGACCAAGAGCTTTGGCATAGGATCACGATCTGCGTCGATACCGACACGAATGAATTCACAGCTTGGTTCGATGCGAGAGATGAGAGAGGGTGGATCGTCCGCGGGCAGGGAGTGACTGGGACTATCCCTTCTGGCTTCGTCCCCGGCGATCAATTCGGCTATGACGGGACGGGATCGATTCGCAGATACAGGGTCGATCGTCTCTGGTATTATGGGGACTTGGGGACTGAGGAGATCTGCTGCGTCCCCTCTATTGTCGAGACTCAGAAGGGGCAGGAGGGAGTCGCTGGAAGTCTGGCCTCTTGGGAGATCTCTTTCTCTACGACGGGGGTCTTTCAAATTCAGGTCGAAGACCCCGATCTGCCGGGGAACTACTTCATTCAAGGGTTCTCTTATGAGGGGAATGCCTCTGCGACTCTCGCGGAGATCGTGGAGACCATCAACGAATACTTCACTACTTCTGCCTTCTCTTCTTCTGGGGCGATTCTCTATTGCGAAGGGGAGATGAGCGAGAATTCAGTGACGGAGATCTCTGGGCCCGTCAGCGTTGAAAATCTTACGACGGGAGGAGATGAGCAGGAAGCCGCCAACGAAATTCAGACCATCGCTCCTCCCTCTGCCCGATGCGCTTATTGCCTTATCTTCGGAGGGCAGCAGACTTCTTTGATCACTGAGGAGATGACGGCCGCGGAGATCCAAGAGGAGCTAGAGGCTCTCTCGTCTATCGGCTCTGGGAATGTCTCCGTCTCGGGAGATCCTGGCGGACCCTTCATCGTCGAGTTCATTGGATCTCTAGCAGAGACTGATGTCTCTCTTCTCTCTGCTTTAGAAGAGGATGAATGCCTTCCCTGCGGAAGTTATGCTGGGGATTATGGAGATTGCCCTAAGACCTATTGCCGATCTTGCCTCGCTCCCTCCTGCGATGTAGTAGATGAGCGATTTGAGAATATCGACGAGACGGGAGGGTATGGTCCGATGCCTTGCGGATGGGACTCTGCGGGGACGGACTGGGAAGTGATCGACGGGGAAGCGACGGGGAACGGATCTATCTCCCACGAATTCGATTCGACGGGAGGGAGCTATATAGTTCAAGCTACTTTCTCTCTGGGCCATTTAGAGACGATCGGAGATTCCGTTTCGGCCTCTCTCACTCATGGGAGCGGGACTCATTCGATCACCGTTACTCGTCTTGCGGGAGATGACCCGGAGAGCCCCGATCAATATCTCATCGAATGGAATCACGCGGGCTTCTCCTCCTATTACTCCGAGACCTTTCCCGCAGAAATCACTCTTCGAGTCTGCCCCTATCTTATCTGCTCGAATCTCGTTCAGACGATCGTTGAGAGCGTCGTCACTCCGGGTGAGATTTCCGTTTCTATCACGCAGCCGACTCTCTCTGGGCATGAGGACGCCTCTCTGCTCTCCTTCAACATTCAGAGGTCGAAGGAGATGGACGATTCCTGCGACGAATGCCAATGCACGACGGAATGCGCCGATCACTGCGTTGATTCTCTCTGGCCTTCCTCTTGGCTCGTCGAGCTCTCCGGTTTTGAGAATTGGTGCGGAGGGGCTGCCGGGATGAATGGGGGCTATTATGCCTCTCGCTATTCTTCTAGCTGCCACTCCTATGGATTCGGGGACGATGGGCAGGGGGCTTGCGGAGAAGATCTCTATACGGGAGGAGATCCTCTCGTTCCTTTCTCTGGGGCCGTCCCGAATAATCCGCTTTGGGAAGGGATTGTTGTTTCTGGGCCTCTGGGAGTTCGTCATGCTGGGTGGCTCTTGAAAAGCGGGTGCGATCTTGATTGGTCCGCTTATGGGCAGTCCATTGCCGACGGAACCTATACTTTCTATGATCTGATTCCTGCGGGGCATAAAGAGACGGTCGGAGAAGATGATCTCTATTATGTAGTCCGGGTCGACGTCCAGCTAATTCCGAATACCGTGGGGACGGAACTAAATAACGAATTCTCCTCATGGGATCTCATCCAGCCATCCCCTTCTTCATCAGTCCCCGGTGATCCCGATAGAGCGACCCATGCCATCATGGTCACCGTCACTCGTCTTTCCGTCCTTGCTATTCAGAACGGAGGCCTTTTCTCTCTCACTTGGGAGATCGGAATTCATTCGACGAGTCTCGTCTTCGGCAGAAAATATCGAGGGGTCTCTGATTGCGTCAATCTCACTGATGAGGAGATGTACTTTCTCTATGGGTATGATAGCGGGTCTCGGTATATTCAAGACCCGAACTTTGATTGCGGGGCTCTCTCTTCTCCGCAATGGGCCTTCTTCGGAGGAAAGGGAGAACATCCTCTCTTCTCGACAGGGTTCCACTACTTTGATTCTGAAGCCTCTTTGAAAATCACCGCGCTATGAGTTTCTGTCGATTTCTTCCCTCTGATTCTTCGCCCTCTCCCTATTGGGAATGCTCTCACTGCGGTTTCAGGACTCACAAGAGACTCGCTAAGGCCCCTTCAAGGGAATGCCTTGGGAAGAAGAATCTGCCCCTTGAAGAGAGTCCTTCTCTGGCCTATCTCAAATGTCCGCATAGGGATGATCGAAGGCCCCTTTCTTCAGTGAGTGGATCAGAGGCGGGATGCGGCTGCGCCTCTTCTTCCGTCGATGTTCTCTGGTGCGATCTCTTTCAAGAGCCCGTCTTGAAGTTGGGATCGAACAGGCAGATCCATGTTGAGAAAGTCCAGAGGAGAGTCCCCGATTATCTAGGGAGGATCTGCCGAGATTGCAAGTCTCCTATGACGAAGACGGAAAGGAAGAGGCTGGACATTCTCCACATCACTCATCGATGGGAATGGCAAGATCAGGTTCGCAGGACTGGGTTTGCTCTTGGCGGAGGAATGGAAGTCGAGGAGATGCCGAAGCCCTCACTTCAAGATCTCTCTGCAAAGATTGAAGAGACCCTCCCCCCTCTCGTCATCTTCCATGCTTTCCCGATGCATCTCGACGATATGCTCTTGGCGGTGAAGCGATTTCCTCATACGACCTTCGTCCATGTCGATCATTCTTCCTTGAATCACACCTTCACTTGGAGTCATTACCTAAGCACGCAAGCGAATCTCCTAGAGAGAAGCCGATCGTCTAAGAATCTGTTCATCTCTTCGGTGGATCGATTCTCCTTTTGGAAAGAGCTAGGATACGATCACTATTTCTACTGGGAGAATCCTCTCTTTGTTCCGGAGCAAAGAGACTCCTCTCCTCCCTCTCCTCCCTCACTGATGATCAGCAGCCGCATCGATTGGATGAAAGCCCTGCCATCTCAAATTACTGCCGCGGCCCTGCTTCAGAGAAGGAGAGAGGTAGATTGCCTCATTTCATGGAAGTGGTTTGGCTCCGATGATCGTTCCCGCAATCTACTCGCCCATGCATCAGCTTGCGGGCTTCGCTTTCGATTCCTCCCATTCGGGGATCGCGACGAATGGTATCGCCGATTGAAAGAGGAGGTATCGATTCTCCTTCAACCGAGTATGAGTGATAGCTTCAATATCATGTCGGTCGAATCGATGATGTTCGGAAGGCCCTTCGTCGGCTCTCCCTGCATCGCTCATACTCCGGAGGAATGGAGAGTGACCGATTCTAATGACCCTTATCAGATCTCTGTTGTGGCAGAGAGGATTTTAGATCGATATGATTATCATAGTGAGTCGGCGAGAAGGATTGCCGTTGAATTGGTCGAGAGAAAGAACTCTCGCTTTCGGGAGATCATTTTCTCTCTGATGCGCCGCCAAGTCCCAACATAGAAAGACCCGCCATGCAAGCCCCACCCAGAGTGACGAGACTCAATCTCCTCTACCATATCTTCGCAGATCGCCGGAACGATTGCTGGAAATGGAATGTTGAGCATATCTTGAAGAGATGGGAACTCTTCAATGGGCAGAGGGTTTTGGCAATCGCCGAAGATCAAAACTCCTGTTCCATCGAGGAAGTCTGCTCTTTCATCGGGGAGAAGAGATCTTCAGAATGCGTGATCCTCTCCCTAAAGAACAATCCCCTTTTGAGAGAGGTCGCCTCCTTCCGCCATCTCTTGAAGGTGGTCCGCTCCACCGATCCTTCGGAAGCCTCCTTCTATGCCCACACGAAAGGGAACACGACGGCGAAGCCCGGGGATGCGGTGACGATCTGGACTCAGGGGATGTATAGGCATCTCCTCGATCAAGTCGAGATCGTTCGAGACCTCCTCCGGACCTATCTCTTCGTTGGATGCCATAAGATGGTCTGGCAGAATAATCCCCGCTTGAATCCATTCCCAACGAGATATACTCCGCAGGGGAAGAGCCGGGACAACGGATGGATGCTTTCGGGGACTTTCTATTGGTTCTCCCATCGGATCTATGAGAGGCCAGAGTCCCTTCGAGTCGACCCAGATCGATATGCGGCAGAGGGATGGCCTTGGTCCGTCGCAGAGGAATGGGAAGCCGCCTCTCTCCTTCAGCCCTGGCCTGTTGATTGGTATGCGTTGAAGAGATCTTCTCCTGTCTCTTTGGGAAGGATTCCTTCTCCCTATGATCTTTCGACCTATGAGAGCACTCCGCTATTTCAAGAGAAGCTCGGACCGAACGAGTCGGTTCCTGGCTTAGTTCCTATCAGTCCTCGCAGGCAAAAAAGGAGAGTCGGGCGATGAGAGTTTTGATCACTGGAATTGCTGGCCATCTGGGATGCCGATTGGCGAAATGGATCGGCGAGAAGATGCCCTCAGTAGAGGTCTATGGGATCGATGATTTCTGCTCTGGGTTCCTTGGGAATATCCCGGCAAGCGTGATGGGATACGAGAGGATCTCTCTAGGGGAGGAGCAATCAACGATGAGGCTGCGGAGGCTCTTTGACGAGGTCCGACCGGACATCGTCTATCATCTCGCCGCCTTCGCCGCCGAGGGTCTGAGCCCCTTCGTCCGCTGCTATTCTCATCGGAATAATGTAGTGGCGACGGCCCAGATGATCAACGAATGCATCTCCTTCGACGTGAAGAGGATCGTCTATACTTCGAGCATTGCGGTCTATGGAAATCAGACTCCCCCCTTCTCTGAAGATCTTCCCATCTCTCCCATTGATCCATATGGAGTTGGGAAGGCCGCCGCCGAAATGGATCTCCGGATTGCGGGAGAGCAGCATGGGCTTGACTGGGTCATTCTTCGCCCTCATAATGTTTATGGGGAGAATCAGAATTGCTGGCAGGACTTCCGAAATGTCTTCGGTATTTGGATGCGGCAGAAAGTAGAGGGATCTCCCCTCCGCATCTATGGGGACGGGACTCAGAAGAGGGCTTTCAGTTTCATCGGAGATGCTCTCCCTTGCTTCTGGGAAGCTGGGGTCTCTTCTACTGCCTCTCGGCAGATTATCAACATCGGAGGGACGAAAGAGACGGAGATCCTAGAGGCCGCCAAAACCTTCATCGATGTGATGGGAGGAGGAGAGGTCGTTCATTTTCCCGCCCGCCATGAAGTCAAAGAGGCATGGCCTACCTCTGAGAAATCGGTCTCCCTCTTGGGCTATGAGGATCTCACTTCTCTGCGGGATGGGCTCTCTTGTATGTGGGCTTGGTTTCAGTGGGCATGGGACGCCTATCCTTGCCGGAGAGAGGTCCGTCCGGCTATTAGGATCGAAATTCAAAAGGGCCTCTACGAATGGTGGAAGTGATGAGAATCGATTTAGGATGCGGGCCGAAAAAGAGAGAGGGGTTTTTTGGGGTTGATGTTCAGCCTTATGAGGGAGTGGATCTCGTCCACGATCTGGGGCTCTTCCCTTGGCCCATTGCCAGCAATTCGGTAGAGGAGATCTTCTCCTCTCATGCCCTAGAGCATCTCCCGAATGGTCTAGCTTTTATGGACTCTTTTCTTCGAGAGATCGGGAGAGTCTGTAAGGACAGGGCCTTCTTAGAGATCTGGACGCCTCATGCTCGCGGGAGGAATGCTTTCCTGCCGGACCATCGGTCCTTCTATACTGAGGACATCTGGCTTCATTGGGGCTGCCTCTACCAAGACCAATGGAAGAAAGTCCTTGGCGGATGGTTCGAGGTTATAGAGTTCCGCTATGTGATTAGTCGAGAGACTTCGAGGGCTCTCAATGCCTCGAATATGCCCCCTGTCTTTGCCGTCGAGTATCTGCATTCAGTGATTGAAGAATTCGGGGTCTTCGTCACTTTCCATAAGTCCGGCGAGCCTCTGCCTTCGCAGCCCCACCGGACCTGGGCTCATTCCCGATATGAAAGAAGCAGGAGTCTATGAATCAGCTAGCCAACGGGTTTATTGGCTGCGGGTGCTTGATTATGATCCTATCTGCTTTGGGAGGACTGCTCTTCTTCTTCCTCTAGGACGTCAAACTCGTTCATCGTGAGGAAGGCGATCTGCGCTGCCAGGACCAATTGCTGCGGAGAGAGGGAAGAGGCCTCCCTCTCTCCGCTTGCGACTCGGCGATACTTCTCTTTGAGGGAGAGAAAGGAGCGCATCCCTCTCTCCCCCGATTCCCGTAGCTCGGACATTTTGTTGAGCATTTCATCCATCGTAGGCTTTTTCACTTCTTCTCTCCTATGGTGATGATTCTCCCGGTTTGGATGTTCTCCATATCCGAGTTGATAATGAACTGAAGACCCATCTCTTCTGAGATCTGCTCTAGCATCTCTCGGACTCTCTCTTGGTAGATCTCCCCTCGCACATTCTTAAAGGGCTCGTCGAGGACTATTGTCCTTCTTCCTTCTGGACGAGAGAGGAGGATTCCCGCGAGTCTCAAAGCGAAGGCGGCGACATCGGCGACCCCTCCGCTCGATTCCTTCAGGGGGTGAAGGAGAAGACCGTCGTCTCTCTCAAAGAGAAGGTGGGCCTCCGTCTTCCCTCTCTTCTGATCGAACCGAATCAGAAGTTTATATCTGTCTCCGAAGACGATCTCTAGGCATCGAGTGGCGACGAGAGAGATCTGTCGATGCGTTCGGTTCTGAAGATCTTCGGCGATCGTCTGCAGAATCCTCTGGGCCCTCTTCGCATGGATCAGTCGAGAGGAGGCCCTCCTCTTCTCCTTCCTCTCCTCCCGTACCTTCCTTCTGAGATGATCCCTTTGCGAGATCATCTCTTCGATTCTTTCGCAGATCTGATCAAAGGTCATGCCCCCACCTTTCGATGAAAGAGGATTGCATCCCCTTAATTCTCTTGCGGAGTTTGGCGGCCTCCGTTCTCTTCTTCTCGGCAAGCCGCCTTGCCTCTTCGGGACAATCGCATCCCGTCTTCTCCTTCATCTCTTCTCTGAGATGGGCGAGGACTCCCTTTGCTCTCTCTGAAGTCCTCTTCAGAGACTCGATTCTCTCCACGATCTTCTCGAACTCTCTCGTATTCATTCGAGGGCCTCTAAGATGATGTCTCGAGTCTTGGCGGAGACACCGGAATTCAGATATCGTCGGACCGCCTCCGCGAAGTCGACTCCGGAGACTCGCAGAGCCCCGATCTCTTTGAGGAGATTCGTCACGTCGACCTCGAAGGGATCATCTACTTCAGAGAGATCCTCTTCGGCCTCGATGAAATTCTCCTCTGAGATATCGAGGTAGACTCTCTGAATTGTCCCATCGGCGAAGATGACTCCGACGGATGGGTTGAGATCCTTCTCGTCGAGATTCCTCCTCATAAACCCGCCGCAATTGAAGAAATAGTTCCTCCTCTTCGCATAGGAGAAATCGAAGGGCTTGTGATTGTCCCCGACGACGACGATGGATTCCTGCGGGAAGATATCCGCGACTCGGGCGATATGAGAAGAGGCATCCGCCCCCTCATGTTTCTTCTCTCCATACCACAGATACTGATGAGTAAGAAAGATCATCTTCTCTTTCGAGATGAAACCGGAGGAATCCTTCTCCGCCTCTCGAAACGGAAGGAGGAGATCTTCTTCGCTTGGGATCTCTCCATAGGGGACGCCGGAGACGAAGAAGTCTCCCTCTAGGCCCCCGACTTCTCCGAAGCTGAGATCAATAATATGGCCGGACCAAACTAGAGTCCAATAGGCGCTCTTGCTGATCAGATCTAAGCGGTGGTTCGGGAGATCATGTTGACCCGGGATCGCATAGAAGGGATAGGTCTTCGGTAGATGCTCCATAGCGAAGTTGATCAATTCCGGAGAGCTGTTCCATCGATGGAATAGATCCCCGGCGCAGAGGACCGGGCAATTCAATCTCTCGGAGAGATCAGCGAGTTGATTCAAGGGGCGGGCCATCGCCTTAAACCAATCTTCTTCTGACGACCTGGCGAGAGGGGCTCTCGAACTCAGGTGGATGTCAGAACAGAGGATAGCGATAGGATCTCGCTTCCGCAGAGAGGACAAGAGGAGCCTTCGATCTTTCTTCGTTCCTTCTTCATCGTTAGTCTTAGGAGTCGGCTGGCTTCGCATGATTCTTTCTCCTTCTCTTCTAATCTCTGGGTAATGGAAAGGATCTGTTCTGCTTCCTCTTCCAAGGAGGAGGCTTCTTTCATAAGGGAGAGGATCTCTTTTGCCTCGATGCTGGCGGGGCCATAATCAACCAAGGCTTGTTCCTGTGCGATTTCTATCTCTTGGGCCCTCCTTTCTAAGTCTTCAATCTCCCTCTCGATATCATCGATTTGTTCTAAGGTCTCTTCGATCTCTCCCAAATCGACAAGAGCTTCGTCGAGGAAGCTCAAAGAGGCCAGCTCTTCTTCGGCCTCTTTGAGTCTCTCTTGGCTTATCTTGTGCCGAGAGCCGGCCTCTTTCAAAATGCGGGCCATCTTCGAGAGAGATCTGTCGATGTGTTCGAGATCCACTAGACGATTCAATTCTCGGCCGACCTGAGGAGGAGAGAGGGAGAACCAGAAGTGAGGGTCCATCTGCCCTTGGAAGTTATAGGTAGAGGTTCTCAGAAGAGAGAGGATTTCTTCAGGGACTCTGGAACCGAAAGCCTTGAATTCTCTTTTGTCGAGGAAGTATGAGTTGATCCCCTTTCCCTTGACTCTTCGGATCGTCCGACCATCGACTCGCAGAGAGACTGAAGTCTTAGAGGCTCCCTTCCGAATGAAGCTCTGCCCCGATGGCTGGTTCGTGCAGACCCATTCAATCGCTCTCATCACAGAACTCTTCCCCTTGTCCGATTCCCCGATGAGGAAAGAAACCCTTTCGTCAAAGCGGATCTTCAGGAGGCGGTGAATTTGAAAGTCTCGCAGAGTGATGCTCTCTATCATAAGATCGTCCCTTGAACAAAAAGAGAGGCCCTCCTCCTCCTCGCCGCGCGGCGAGGATTAGGTCGGACAATCGTTTCTCGATGAGCGATCATCCACTAGAGAATCGTCCCCTTTCGCGCTCTGGGTAATGTTGAAATTGAAAGAGGAGGGCCTCTCATTCAGACTCGATTAGATGCTGCTATGATATCGGCCGGTCGGACAGACGCAAAGAAGGATTCGAGACGATAGAAGAGGATCGACCTCTTCCCGTGGAAGAAGCAGTAGGTGAAGTATCGGTTCGGAAGTCTGGGAAGCTCCATCGCTACGGCAGAGGGAATGGCGATGATTGGATCTCTCCGGTCTCTCTTGGAAATGATCGCCCAAGAGTAAGAACCACTCTCCTTTGCCTCTCTCTCTGCTTGGCAGAGCCATTCCTCCCAGATCTGGTTATCATAGGCATCGAGATAGGAGTCGAGGAGATCATAGGGGGTATTGGGGGAGTATCCCCTTTTGAGTTCGATGCTCATAAGATCGAGCAGAGGCTCTCCGATAGGATCGACGGCGCAGATGTCCCCATGACCACCGGCCGTCATCTTCTTCGACCGGGATCTCATTGTCCCTCTGCCTCCGCTCGTCGCAGATCGCCAGAAGATGTCGTCCCTCTTCCCCTTGCTCCACCAGAGGGAAAGCTGAACGCACATATGCCTCTCGAACTCGTTCCCCTTTTTCTTTCCTCTGCCTCTCTTCTTTGCCATCCCTACTGGCCCTTTCAAAAACGGAGGGACTCGATGCCTAGGTCTGCTAAGACCTCTCTCCATTTCTCCTTCGTGACCTTATCCTTCTTGCGAGAGAGACGAGGAAGTCCAGGGTAGGGAAGAGAGACGAGATCTCTGTTCCTCATCCATATTCGATTCCCCTCGACGATCTTCTTATAGGCCGCCGATTCTGGCTTGAGTCTCCCAGCTAAGAACTTCGCTGCGGTCTTCTCTCCTATGCCTTTGGTCCCTTGAATATCATCGGAGGAGCAGCCCGCCATTGCCTTGACATCGATCCATGCGAAGGGTTCGATTCCATACTCTCTGCGGAAGGAATCGAGAGTGATCGATCTCTGTCTCTTCATTTCCCAGAAGATGACCGAAGGGCCGATGAGTTGAAAGAGATCGTGATCGCTTCCGATGACGATCGTCGGTCCGCCGATGTCTTCTATGAGCTTCGCGATGCGATCGTCGGCTTCGTATCCTTCCTCTGCGAAGACATTTCGGAACCCGAGAGCTGGGAGGATTTCGTTCCGCAGTCTTTTGATCTGAAACCGCAGACCAGCGAAGGCCCTCTTCTCCTCTTCGGTGGATTCCTTTCTCTTCTCTTTCCTCGTCTGCTTATACTTCGGGTAGACTTTCTCTCGAAGGGGTTT